TCAAGAAGATTTCGGGTTGATACCACCGTTTAAGATCCATGCTTCCACCTCCGACAGCAGGTATTGTTTGGGGTGGGTGCGTATAGGTTTTGGGAAATTATAACGCTCGGTATATTTCCATATGGTCATACGCGATGAAATGCGCATCATCTGCATCACTTCTTTCTCGGTTATCATTTCAATGCTGGCCACTAACCACCTCCTACGGCCTACTGGCCTCTCTTTTTCATGGCATCGAGCAGGATATCCTGCACTGTTCGTTTTGAATTGCGCCGTTCCATCACCATTTCATCCATAGTGCCGGCGGCGATAATGTGGTGTATGAATACCGGGCGGTTGTGCCCGGCCTGAATCTGCCGGGTTGGCCCGATACGTTCGATAATTTGCTGGTACTGCTCCAGGTCCCACCAGTGCGAGAAAAACACCAGTATGTTGCCGCCGTCCTGCATATTCAGACCGTGGCCGGCGCTGGCAGGGTGGGCGAACAGCACCGGTATTTTTCCGGCGTTCCAGTCGCGTAGCGTCTGCGGATCCTGGTCAAGATGGCGGCCACGGGGGAATGCTTTAAGCAACCGCTCGAGATCGTGTTTCCAGTGGTAGGCAACCAGCACCGGTGCGCCGGCGGCTTCGGTCAGTATGCTGTCCAGCGCCTGCAGCTTCGCGTCGTGGAGTTCTGACCAGCTTCCGGCGTCGTCGGTGTAGACTGCGCCGCTGGCGATTTGCAGGCACTTAACGGTTTTGGCCGCCGCGTTCGGCGCTTCGATGCCTTCGCCGTTTAGCTCGAGGAACATTTCTTTTTCCATCTCGCGATACTGCTGGCGCGCCTTTGGTGGCATGTCCACGCGGATCACGTTACGGATGGGCTCTTTGATATCGAACCAGTCGGCGGCGTCCAGTGAGATAGTCACATCGGCCAGCACGCGCTGTATTTCGTCCTGCGAATGCGCGAACGGCTCCAGCTTTGTCCAACTCTGACCGGGAAACTGTATCGAGTTAAACCAGCGTGAGGTAAACGCGCCGTACGTACGGCCGAGGCGCAGCCCCTGATCGACAAACCACGCCTGCCCCCACAAATCCACCAGGCCATTCGGCGCCGGCGTGCCGGTGAGGTTCATCCAGCGACGTACATACTTATGCGCTACTTTGCCAAGCGCCGCCGCGCGTTTACCACCGCCGCGCAGCCGGAACGACTTAAGCCGGGTGCTTTCGTCAGGTATGACGGTAGCGAACGGCCAGCGGCCGCCGAGTTCTTCGGCCAGCCACACCAGATTGTCGTAGTTGATGGTGAACACGCTGGCGTTGCTGTTTGCCAGCGCCGCAGCGCGCGCTTTGGCGGTACCGACAATCGGCTGCACTTCGATGTTGCGCAGGTGGCCCCACTTTATAGCCTCATCAGGCCATGTGCTCGCTGCCACGCGCAGTGGCGCCAGTACCAGCGCCGGCTGTGTCTCAGCGCCACACATAAAGAGGTCTTCCAGCGCGGTCAGCGTCGCCACGGTTTTACCCATGCCCATACCCGCCCAGATGTTGCAGCGCTCGATATCTATCTCGTGGTTGATAATGAGGTCTTGATAGGGGCGGGGGGTGAACATTTTTTTCATAAAATGCTCGCTTTTAGTTTGCGTAAGTTTAAATATAGAGTGCTACAACAGCATATTTTTACAGGGGTTTTTCATGACTGATATTTTAAAATCGTTATATGATGCTGCATGGGATGAAGATTTTACTAAGGCAAAAGCAGCTATTGAGGCGATTAGCGCCGTGCCACATTCAGCTGAGGATCTTGAAATAACTGCGGAGCGCTTGGCGCCAATCGCTTTACGTGATGCCTCTTTAGCCCAGGCAGTTGTATTAACATTGGCTAAGCTTGCGGAAAATAAAGCTAAATAACTCCCTCCAGATCTTTGCTATCCAGCACCACCACGTTAAAGCCCAGCGCGCGCAGTCGTTCATGCTCGCGCAGCTGGTCAGCGCGTGGTGCTTTGCCGGGTGCTTTGCACTCCACAAAAACGATACGGCCACCGGGTAGCAGCACGATGCGATCGGGAACCGAACGGCGCCCGGGTGATACGAATTTGTAGGCAATCCCGCCGGCGGCTTTCACCGCAGAGGCGAGGTGCTTTTCGATAATGCTCTCGCGTTCGTAGGCCATCAAAACACCTCCGCAATGGCCCATGCAATCAGCGCCCAGCCGCATGCGAGCGTTGCCAGTAATAGCAGCAAAACCTTACCTCGATAGCTCATCGTCCACCGCCTTGCGTCGTTCGCGCATGTTTTGCATCAGGCAGAAGTCGGAACGGCGTTCGCTCCACTCCTGGTTAAGGTCATTGCGCGATTCGCGGTTGGCTTTCGCCCAGACCTTAGCCGCGCGGTCATATTCACCGGCTTTTTCCAGCTGTATGGCTTCCCGCGCAGACCGGTAGTAAAGCGGGCTGTCTTTGTATTTGAATGCCATAGGGTCAACCCTCGTACTTGTCGGCGTAGTCCAGACCCGCGAGTGAAAGGGCAAAAATCGCGTATTCCGGTTCCTTTGCGGTTTCAGCTAACGCCAGAATTTCTTGTTTCAAATGGCGAATAGCCACCTGATCTTCGTCGCTAAGCGTTGCCACAGCGCCGAGAATTACCAGACGCTGTACTTGTTGGTTTTGGTCAAGAGCCATAATCAATCCTTACGGTAGTGATACGCCTCAAAGCCGCCAGCGTTCAGCGGGATATCGGGCGCCCATTTGGGGTTAGTGGAGAGCAGGGAAGAGAGCGCGGCGTCGGTGTAGTCGTCGGTGTCCGGCGCTTCGCAAATCACTTCATCGTGCACGGTGAGCACAATGCTGTATCCGGCATCCTCTATCAGCGGCATGTTCCCGGCCAGAACGTCGCGGGCGGCGGCCTGTGTGACGTTTTCGACCAGCTTTCCGCCGTAGGTTTTCAGCCGTTGCCATTTCCGCGAGTAGGAATTGATCCCCATGTAGGTGATATTTCCTTTCTCAATCGTCGGTGACGGGTAGCAGAGCGCTCGCCCGGATGGCAACTGGATACGCAGCCATGCGCCATCGCGGCGCACTTTCAGATAGCCGCAGTAGAGTGTTTTCTTTGGGGTAGCAATGGCGGCGCGGACGGTACGCTCGAGCTGATACCAGAAATTGCACGTTTCCGGGTGCGCCCTGCGCCACAGGCGCTTAAGTGAATCGCAAGCGATGAATACGCGCTCCGATAGCCCGTACGTCGCTTTACGCTTCACCGATTCGTCATACCAGCTCTGAGCCTCGCGCCGCACATCGCGCGGGATATTCGGCAGCGCTGCGGTTGCCAGTTCCTCGAGGTCGAGGCCGTAAACCAGTGCGAAGGTCAGAAACGCCGCTACGCCGCCACCAAAGCCGAGGCCCAGTTCCATCACCTTGCCGATCTGGCGCTGGTATTTGGTTACTTCCTCCGGGGTGATGTTGAACGCTTTGGCGTAGGCCAGTTTGTAGAGGTCAGGGCCGCGACGCTTATAATCTTTAGCGGCAGCGTCCCAGATTGGCGCGCCGTACTGGTCAAGTACCAGCGTGTCGTAAGCCCGGAATGCATCCAGTTTCCACGCCTCACCGGCGAGCCAGGCCAGCTTTCGGCCTTCGATGTTCGACAGGTCAGATACAACCAACTTTTTACCCGTCGGCGCCATAATGCAACCACGCAGCGCCGAACTGGTCAGTTCCATGACGTTATCGAAAAGCAGATCGGCACAGCCTGATTTAAGCGCCTCAATGCCTTCATCGATGCGTTCCTGCTTAAGCGTCGGGCGGGGAAGGTTCTGGGGTTGGAATAGCCGTCCGGCCCAGCGCCCGGTACGCGATGCACCGCAGAATTGCAGCGTACCGCGCAGACGCCCGTCGCTGCTGATACCCTTCATCAGCGATTTGTACTTACTGGTGCTTGTGGTGCTGGCCTGCAGGCGGATAGCCAGCAGCTCTTTCACAGGCGACGGCAGATCAGGGTCAGCGATGCGACGTTCCATTGTGCTGCGCTGCATATCCGGTAGCTCTACGCCGTACGATTCGACAATGTGCTTAATCATCGCGTCGCGCTGTGTGGCCGCCTGCACTTCGCCGTCGGTCATTACCTGCGTACGCTTTGCCAGTCGCTTCTGTTCAAGGTCTACCGCTTCGATGGCGGCCTGAGCGAGTTGCACGTCCATGCATACGCCGCGGTCGTTGATCCGCTGGTCACGATGCCACAGTGCCAGCTCGGTGCCCTGATAGTTCCACTTCGGCAACCGTTTATAGACTTCGCGCATCGCCTCAATATCCAGCCCGGCGTAGGCAACGAACCGCTGCCACTCTACCGGGTGCGTTTTGCTGGTTGCGCGGCGCAGCTTGCTGTTCTTCGGGCGGGGTTTACAGAAGAGCTGGATCAGCGATTTGCCTTCTTTATCCTTCGCTTTGTCCTGCGGAACACCCAGCACTTCGCAGAGTGCCCCCAGGGCGCCGGGGAGACTGTGCGCCAGCGCCTGCACCATTGTGTCGCGCCAGCGTTCAACTGGCGGTGCTAACTCCGGCATTGCATGGCGTAGCACCGTGCGGTCAAAGTGCGAATTGTGGAAAAACAGAAGAGTATCGGGGTCGGCTATTGCCTTGCGCAGTCTGCTGGGGATTGGTTCGCCGGCGGTCAGATCCCAGACGCTAACCGGTTCGTTATCAATAGCCCAGGCGAAAAGCATTACTTCGACGCCCTCTGCATAAGCGTGGGTACCGTTGTTAATGGGGGTTTCGCAATAGGTTTCCAGGTCGCCCCAGAGAATGGTTTCAGACATTTTATTTTCTTCATGAAATAAAAAACCGCCAAGAGGCGGTTTTTTTTATTGAGAGGAGATGTGGTGTGCTCAGTATGCTAAATAGTCATACAGGCATAATAACTTCCTGAAATCGGTATCACATCGACCTGCGTTGTCTTCAAGATATTTTTTAAGCTCACTAAGGGAGATATTATCTTCCATGACTGCATACATAATTCCTCCAATAACTTTCCAGTCTGCGAGATTGTTAGTTATGTCAGTAATTGATGTATAATTGTTTTCACAATCCCTAACATATCTTTTTAGATCATCAATAATCTTATCTATTTGTCGTGATTTATACTTATCTACATTGATAAGGTTTTCGCAAATTGAAGAAAAGGCAAAGATTGGAAACCTTTCTCTTGTTGATATTACTTGCTTATTTAGGAGTGAAATAAGTTGGGAGTTTGCTTCATCAACTATTTTAAAATAGTTTTGAATCATTTCAGTTTTGGTTTGAAACTCGTATTTGACTGTTTTCTCGGACCCGACAGCCAACACCATATCCTCGTTTTTGAGTTCGTCGATATTTTCAGTGATGTTAACTTTTATTTCACCGCCACTTTTTATAGTGTTCCATACTTTTTGAACTTTTCTGATATCCATTGCTGATACAGGTAGTACGAGCTTAGACAGCGCGTCGTATATAGCTGTGTAATTATCGGTTTTGATTTTATTTATTCTAATTGTTGCCATGCCTTCAATATCAATATCGTGTTCGGTTATCTCTATTGATTGATTGTCTGGCGCGTACTCCACTAAAAGGAAGTTATCACGGATTTTTTTTGCTAGTGCAGTATTAACATTTACATAGGAAAAAATTGTCTTCAAGAGTGATTTTATATTGGAGTCACTAATGCTATAACCAATGAATATGATCGGGTTATGTATGAAAATAGATAATAACTGTGCACGAATTAATTCATATTTGTTATTGAAATTATCGTAGTCTTCACGTGTTATAATGATATTATTAGAGTCACTGACGCAACCATGTATTTTATATACGGAGCCATAAGGGTTGCTTAATAAAATATCGTTGCCAATTAGCGGGTTAAATTCAAAGAATTTTTCACACAATCTGTCGTAGTTCGTTGTAATTACAGAGCCTATATTTTTTCGCGCTCTAATCAAAGCGTCAATTTCATTACTCTTTTCGGGCTTTATCATCAGAGGGGTCAGTAATTGAGTTAAATAGATTTTGAATCTGCTTAACTTTATACCTTCTTTCATGCTGTCATAAAATATGTCGTTAATTTTTACAAACTTCCCGTTTCGGTCTTCGGTTAATCGTTTGTTAAATTCTAACTCCAATTTACTTGCTAATAGATCATAGCTATACTCCCCATTTACCATAGATTCAGCTTTTAAATCATAGTAAAACTCTTCATCCTCAGTCAGTTGAAAGGATATAAACTCTAGAAGGCCATTCCAACTAAATGAGTTTTGAAGATATCTTAGGCTAAATCCAGTGCCGATGAAAAGCACTGGATGATTTTTGTAATGCCCTACAAACTCTTGGATTTCCATACCAATTCTCAACGTTGACATTCATATACCTCATAGAATCAAATTTTGATAGAAAATTCCAATAGTCTTGTAAAAAAGCCCGACGCTCAGTCGGGCGCTTTTTTGCTTTAAACCAGGCCTTCGGCGTCTGCGCCTTCGCTGATATCGTCGAAGTCGTCCGGTGCGGCCACACCGCCGCCGGCAAACGCGTCACCATCGCGCAGGAACTGGACGCCGCTTAGCGATGCGTTGATGCGCTTACCAAAGTTGTTATCCTGCGCCCAGATATCCACCACGGCGTTAACGTAGCAACCGGCATACGGGCGGCCGTCGGCCTGAATTAGCGCGGTACGGTCGCGGTCGATAACAGTAGGGCGGGCCTTGTTCGCCGCATTCAGGAAGAAATTACCCGGAAAACCCTCATACTCGGCTTTCTCGTCGCCGTCGTGCAGGCAGAGGTTTAGCTTTTTCTCAAGCTGGCCGTAGATGGTTTCCCACTTCTCGCCCCATTTCTCTTTCGCCACCTGTTTAAGCGTTTTGCGAACTTCTTCGAGTTGCGGGTGTTTCGGGTCCATCAGGAAAACCGCCGAGAAGCGCGGATCGCCTTCGCCGTTTACGGTTTTCGCTTCGAACAGAGCAGGGAAGGCCAGACGTACGTTATTGAGTTTCAATTTCATGGTGTTGTTCCTTAAATCAAATGAGGTCAGCGGCGATCGCATCTTCGGACACGTCGTCAAAATCGTTTACAGGGTTAACGTTGAGCGCGGGGCGCGGGTCGGATTCTGGCGCGATGGTGGGCTTACCATCAGAGCGGGTTATCAGCGCTTCGACTTTCGTCCAGCGGCGTGGGCTGTCTTTCTTCAGCAGTTTTTCGGCCTGCGTCGGGCTTATCACCTTCTGGCTGTACATCTGATCCTGTTTCAGCCTGAAAGATTTCAGCAGCTCTTCGGCTTCAACTTCATCGCGCCATGCACGATTGCCCTGCTTACCGGTTACCAGCTTGAACCCCGGTACCGGATGCCCGGCGTTGAGTTCACTGTTTACCCGGTCGCGGATGGCCTTTAGCCAGGATTCGAGAAAATCCGCTTGCCCGTAGATTTCAGCCAGTTGTTCGTTGGTGAGCATCGGCACGCGCGCTATAGCACTGGTGACCAGCTCGCCGATTGGTGCTGTCAGGTCGTCGAAGTCACCGGCGACGGTTTGCATATGGAACTGCTCGCGCGCGGTACAAATGGCGCTGGCTTTACAGAACCGGCATTGCTTCTCACCGGGCGTGAAGTTATCCAGCGGCAGAGTATTCACGCCTTCGCATTCCGCGATGTTGAACATCACGATCACGTTTGCCGCTGCTTCCTGCGCCCGCTGGCCGAATGCCTCCAGCTCTTCCACAGATAAAGCCCATTCAGATACGTGGTTCAGTCGCGGCTGATGGATGAACAGGCGCACGCTGTCGAAGTCATACAGCAGGTTGAACTGCTCCAGCGCGCCGAGGGCATACAGCTGCAGCTGCTCGTTCTGCTCGGCGTCTACCTGCACGCCGCGGCCATATTTAAGGTCGTGGATCTGCAGCTCGTTGCCGACAATGATAACGGCGTCTGCGGTACCGAATGAGTTTTCCACGCCGACGATATGCGAGAAGTCGACGCGCTGCTCAACCATCAGCTCGTTACCCTCAGCCAGCGCCCAGACTGCATCGACGTATCGCAGTACGTAATCATGCATTTCCACTTCGGCAATCATGGTATTTGCTACACCAGTAAGCTTTTCGTTAAGCAACTGCTCGGCGAGCGCGTGGGCTCGGGTGCCTTCCTCGGCGAAGGCAGAACTTTTATCCGGCTGCGTTGACTCGAGCGCCAGGCTACCGGGGCAGCGCATCCACCGATGCGCTGACGATGGTGATAATCTTGCGTGAACGTCTGGCATGAATCAGCCCTCCAGAGCTTTTTCGGCTTTGGCGATCAGATCCGCGAGGTCTTTGTCTTCCACTTCGCCCAGCTTTTTCGCGCCGAAGCTGTCCAGGATGCCGACGGCCTCAGCGCGATAACCGCCTTTGCACAGTGTTTTAATGCACTCTTCGGCCTGTTTACGCAGCGCGTCAAAATCTGGTGCGCTGTCTTCCGTCTGGGCTTTGTTTTTCGCGGCGGCTTCCTGCAACTGAAGGAATTCGACTTTGTTGATCTCCACTGTCAGACCGTCTTCCAGTAATTCATTCAGGGCGCCGAAGTCTTCCACGCTACCGATTGCGCCGCTCTCCGGGTGATTCCAGTAGAACGGGCCTTTACGTTCCTGATTGCCTTTGCCGCTGGCTTTCTTCGGCTTCACCGCGTCGCGCTCGGTAGGTGCGGCGTCGAGAAGGCGCTCGGCAAAGCTGCGGCGCTCGCCGATGGTCGGCAGGTCGTCCCAATACTTAAGAACGTTGCGGGACAGGTCGAGCAGGGCAGGTTTCAGGAGCGATTTGGCGCGCTTCACGCCCTGCAGGGCGCTGTCCAGTGCATCAATCTTTACTACTCGCGCGTCAGCTTCGGCATCTCGGTAATCAATGGCGCGCTGCAGCATGTCTTCGGTGATTTGCTGCGGTACCGGGTAGAACGCCGCCAGCGCGATAACGTCTCCGAACTGCAGATCGTCGAGCGTCAGCGCGGTTTTCGATTCGGTGACCGTTTCGCGGTACTCCTGCACCTGCGCCAGGGTGTCGGGTTTCAGCGCAACGCCAGACGCCAGCGACTGCACCAGACGTTCGAGCAGCGCGATATTGCGTTCATACAGCGAGTTTTGCTTGGTCAGCAGCTGGTTGTTCAGTTCGAGATTTTGTTCAAGGCTCATGCGGCAGTCCTCGCGATAAGAAGGATTAAGGAAACGGTCAGGCCGCACGCGAGTGCGATAGCCAGCCCGGTGATGAAGTCGAAATGTTTACGGCGCCAGCGGAGCACATCGCGCCCCGTCAGCCGGTGGAGGTGTTCAGGTTTCATTGGTAGTGCTCCTTTTCATGTCGGGGAGCGCACCCGGTGCCAGCGGGGAGGTATAGCACCTTTGTGGATGCGCTTTCAGACAGGAAAAAAGACCCGCTGTGGGAGGCGGGCAAAGACTACGCACAGCAATGCAATGGATATCGGCGAGTGCCTGCTTTTAACCACATCAGGCGAGGTGGTTCTCCCTGTACCCCTACAGTGAGAAATCGTCTAATATCTCTTCACCCCTACAGTTTGAGAGTGATTAGATATGTCTGAAGAAAAAGGAATTCTTTCCCGGATAACTGAATCTTTATCCGGCGTGGGAGGCGCAATTAAAGGCGCGGTTGGAGCAGCAAGAGAAATTCAGAATCTGACTGTCGACTATGCAGTTAAAGAGAAGACGCACACCCTACTCGATAAGCTAATGGATGTTCAGATGCAGCAAATGTCGCTTCAGGAGTTGTTGATTGCGGCTAAGGAGAAAATTGTTGAACTGGAAAATGAGAAAGTAAAGCAAGAGAACTGGGCCGCTGAAGCGGCGAGCTATGAACTTTACCAGCCTATGCGCGGTACTCTGGTCTATCGCAGCAAGCTTTCTGCAGATGTTGACCAATCTCCGGTTTATATTTGTCCCAATTGCTACGAGCAAAAGAGAAAATCTATATTGCAAGCGGAAGGTTTGGTTACTAAGCCAGGCCTTGGGCGAGCCGTTAATATGGTTTGTTCGCACTGTAGGGCTTCCTATTTGTTCAACCGAAATGCTTTAGAGGCCCGACTGCCTTCTGAAGATGAAAATCCAGGGAAGGCAATCACGGATTACGATCCTTACAACCAGTAATTTCTTTAAGCGTGGGATACCGTTCCGGTAACCCAGAGTTAAAGAAACTAAGCGCCCCATCATCGGGGCGTTTCAACTTGCGTGACTTGTCAGCTCGCCGCGGTGTCGTCCTCTACGCTTACCGTACGCATACGGACTCGGCGCTTACCTCGATCCCATCGGGTGCTATTTCGTTTTGCCAGGAGCACAGCGGCTTGCCTGTCACGCGGTTCTATTTGTTAAAGAGCGGTATTGCGGTATGTGTTTATAATATTGCGCTGTGTGTTTTTGGTTGTCAACACGGAGTGTGGATTATTTTGCGGGGGCGTAAAAAAGCCCGCTCAATGGCGGGCTTGAATTGGTAGAGGGAGATCAGCGTTTTCTGCGATGTATCCGGTGTTCAATCATTGTTCCGATGATCGTAACTTTATGCTTTGCTGAATCTAGGGTCGGGTAGTCCTGATTCAGGGGGACCAGTTCAAAACCCCCATCCGCTTTTGAACGGTATTTTTTAAAGGTAGCCTCATGCTGACCATTCTTCGCGACGACAAACTCCCCCGGATGCGGGTAAACCGCGGGATCAATAATTACCGTATCGCCCTCTTTGAATTCGGGTTCCATCGAATCGCCTTTGATTCTCAGCGCAAAGACCAAGTTAGACGCAGGGCCGTCGAAAGATATGCTTTCTTCGATACCCTCTGGCGAAAGTACGCTATCCGCCTCGGCAAACATCCCTGCTTGTATATAGCTAACAACAGGAACAGACCTTTGCCCAGGAGATATAAAGTCTGCATTATCAGGGGTACCAAAAAGCAGCTCGCCAGGGGAAACATTTAACGCTGAAGCAAGGACTACAGCGTCCTCGACACTGATACTTCGAGTATCCCTTTCATAATTTCCTATTCGGGATTGGTATCCCCATCCACATTTCTCAGCAAGTTCCGCCTGGCTTAACTTAAGCCGTTCCCTAAGTCTTTTTATACGTTGTCCTACGGTTTCCATACACCCTCCAAAGTCAGTAGCTGCGTGCTTTTCAAGCCATTTTAACACGCTGTGTGTGTTTTTATATGGCTGTACTGTGTTGCTAAATAAACACATCATGTGTTTTACTTCGTGTTAGGAGGTATCTCATATGAACAAAATATCAGCGGTAAGAAAAAGTATCGGTATTACGCAAAACCAATTGGCTTTGATTCTGGGGTGGAAACAATCCCGGATCGGAAATTATGAGGCGGGAGTACGCACCCCCGATTTACGTTCGTGCCGGCAGATCGTAAACGCACTAAATGCCTTTGGCGCTAAATGTTCATTGGACTCCGTTTTTCCACCTGATGGTAAGGCGTAACCCATGGCGGACATCGTAAAAAGAGGGACGACGCCTGAGCAATGGGATCTGGCCGTGACTTTATTCGGACGAGAGAACCTAATCCCGATAGCCTCAGAAGGGGATCTGTCGCCAAACTCGTCACTGGACCCTAAATCAGTCGGTAAGGTCCCGAGCGTTCACAACAGCAACGGTAAGATTGTTGGGTTTAAAGACTGGTCTGCGTACCGCGCCAGCGACGCTGACGTAATACGCTGGAAGAGACGCGGATACGGTATCGGCCTGATCCTGGGGCGAGACCGCGGCGACGGTTACGCGCTGCATGCCTTGGATGCGGATACCGCCAGCGATGCCCATCAGGACGCCGTGTACGAGGAGCTGTTCCGACACCTCAGCGTTTACCTTCCGTACCGCGGGCGGGATAACAGCGCTCGCCGGGCGTATCTGGTCTGGGCGCCGCCGGTGCCGAAACATGTGCATGAGCTACCTAAAGAGGATGGCAAAAAGGCTGCTATTGAGTTGCTTGGCGTCGGCCAGCAGGTGGCAACCTTCGGCCCCCATCCGTCGGGCAGCGATTACACCTGGTATGACGATCCGCTCCTCGGCAACGAGTACACACTTACCCCCGAGGATATCCCGGTGCTGGGTGCTGAAGCGCTGGCCGCGTTCTGGGCGTCGCTTAAAGACCGCTTGCCGGTTGTCGACAGCTATGTCGCCGGCGTTCGTCGGCTGCGTGACCTGGCGGATAACGACCCTGGTGCAACCGATGACGTGGCCGACTGGCTCGATGCGAACGGGTGGACACTATCCGTCAGTTCCGACGGCTCACGCAACCTTAAACCCTTTCGCGACGAATCCGAGTACAGCAATGGCTGCAGCGAAACGTCGATTAAGTATTTCCCCGCGGGTACTGGCGGTTTTCAGCAGGGGCATTTCAAAAGCATGCATGCCACTGATACTGGCCTTTCAGATACCGAATGGCTCGACGGCTACGGCTATCGTGTGGACGATTTTGAAGACCTGACCAGCACCGAAGTGTCCGAGCCCGCGCCGCTGCCGCCTTTCAGAAGAGACAATAAAGGTGCCATCGAAGCGATCATGGATAACGTAGCTATGGCCTTATCAAGGCCGGATTTTACCGGGGTTGATATACGTTACGATATCTTCAGGGACGCCATTATGCTGGCCCCTAAAGGGTCCGATGGTTGGCGAGCATTTGGCGATGAGGACTATAGCGAGCTCCGCGTTATACTCTCCCGTCGTAGCTTCAAAGAGGTCAATAAAGAGCTAATGCGCGATGCGGTATTTATGGTGGCTAAAAGACAGCCTTTCGATTCCGCGACTACCTGGCTGAACGGGCTCGAGTGGGACGGCGTGCCGCGCATCGAGCATTTCTACCATACCCACTTCGGTACCGCCGATACGCCATACACCCGCGCGGTGTCTATGTACATGTGGACGGCGCTGGCGGGCAGGGTGCTGGAGCCCGGCATCAAAGCCGACATGGTGCCTATTCTCGTCGGTGCTCAGGGACTGCGTAAATCCGCGGGTATTGCCGCTCTCTCTCCGGACCCAGAATTTTTTGCTGATATATCTTTTGCTGATAAAGACGACGACCTCGCGCGCAAGATGCGCGGTTGCCTGGTGGCTGAGATAAGCGAATTAAGAGGTCTTAATACTAAAGACCTCGAGTCTATTAAAGCATGGGTAACCAGAACGCACGATAAATGGGTACCAAAATTTAAAGAATTCACGACCATATTCGCTCGGCGGGGTATCCCCCTGGGCTCGTCTAACGAAGACGAGTTCCTTGCGGACAAGACCGGTAACCGCCGGTGGCTGCCAGTAGACGTTATTGAAATGGTTAGCACCGACGCCATTGTCCGCGATAGAGAACTGCTGTGGGCGGAAGCCCGCGAGACGTTTAAGCGCCTCGGCGGTATCCAGTTCCGCGATGCTGAACGCCTCGGCGCAAGCGTCCATGAGCAGTACACCATTAAGGACGCGTGGCTCGAGACGGTCGAGAAATGGCTCAATACACCTGACCTGATGACCAATGACATTCCGCGAAATTGCGAATTTTTACGCGCTAGCGACGTGTTGCGCGATGCGATTGGGTTAGACCCGCGCCACATCGGAAAGCGCGAAGAAATGCGAATTAGCAATGTTTTGCAAAATTGCGGTTATAAGCGCGTTCAGCGTCGTGTCGACGGAAAAATGACGCGTATCTTCGAGCCAGTGTAACAACCTGCACCAGCCTCAAAAAACAGGTTGGTACATTTTAACTAATTGAATTTAAAGGCCAGTACCAACTGTACCAACTGTACCAACTGTACCAACCAAATACTTTATATGTGCGTGTGATTATATAGGCTGTTTTGGGAGTTTATATAAAAGGGTTGGTACAGGTTGGGTCAGGTTGGTACACGTTAAATTTTACCGGTAGTAACTAAACACACGAAGCAAAAAGGAGATAACACGATGCAATTAGCTATTGATTTCGAACAAGGTGAACTGCTTTGCCCGCATTGCGGTGGGAATTACGTACACCACGGCGCTGTGGAGGTTTTTAACTGTAAGGAAGATGCCAACGAGGGGCTTCATGTTCGCATCGAAGGAGATTCGCTTACCGCAGACAGGAATTTAAAAGGTAACCCAAGCTCTAGGCGTCATGGATTACGAATTGCGCTTTGGTGTGAATCCTGCAAAGGAAACTCGTACCTTACGATTGCTCAGCATAAGGGGAATACGCTAATCGACGTCGCACCAGACAACAACGGCAAGGAGTAAAGACTATGCGCGCACGTCAAAAGCTAATAAAAACCGCTCTCTATGCTCGCGCGTGCGCGCGTTTTGCGAGGTGACCTATGCCAGTCGTCGTCACAGTTAAAACGGACTGGTTGCGAGTGGTGACCGATATCACTAACACTGGGATACCACTGCAGGAGCTGGCCACCGGGCTTGATGTTTCAAAGTCAGCGCTCATTGGCTGGAAGCAGGGGAGCAGCCCCAACCATCATACGGGGGAAGCGCTTATCACTTTCTGGTGTGAAGTGACACATCGGCATCGTTCAGAACTTCCGGTGCAGGTCATCAGGCGTCGTTTTGTTCGCAGCGGAGCCCGTAATTTTTGGCCGAAAGAACCGACGATCCCCCGGTAATGAAAACTTGCAAAAACAGGGCGTTCATCGACTAAAAACGCTATGCAAAAACCGCCCTGTTTTATGCACGATTTATGCAGTCGATTTTCACACTTTCCCGCCAGCAAACCGCAACAAATAACCTCTTCACGCTAAATCGTTAACGAGTGCCGATCGCGTGGTGCCGATAACGTACATTATGTTAAATCAGGCCGTTTTTTAACAAATTATCCATTTGGTCAGGATTCCGACCAACACCCCCGCGCACACTCTAGGCTCCACGTTCCACAGGAGCCACCACAATGGCACGACAGAAGAAAACCATCGAGACACCGGGGCAGGAGGCAACGCAGCCGCAGGACGCCACCGGCGCAGCGCTGAACGCTGAAACTACCGAACCGACGGTGCAGCAGAACGTTGCGACGCTGCTGGGAGCTACGGCGCTGGCCGAGCGCAACGCCATTCTTGCCACGCTCAATGCGCGGGGCGCCACCATCGTTGCGCGCTTCGAAGAGCTGGGCTTTACCGATCTGACCGACCAGAACCTTACCGACAACCTCGAGTTTCTCACCCTCGTACGTAAAGCCACTGAGGCCACCACCGGCGATGCGGGCGCAATGGTGACGAACGAAGAGGGCAAGCCGCAGCCGGTACGCGGCGCACCAGTATTAACCGAACATGGCTGGCATGTGCCGGGCTAAGGGGGAATCGTATGTGTGGAGGCGGTGCACCAAAAGTCGTAGAGCAGGATCCGCAGGCAGAGGCAGATGCAGCAGCCGACGCCGCAGCGAAGGCAGCGAACGCCGACGCCGCAGCGCGTAAGAAACGCAAGAAAGGTTCCTCGCTGCTGGCAAGTGGTGCCGAAGGCGCAACGGATACAGGTTCATCCCTGCTTTCCTCTGGCGCCCAGGCAGCAAAAAACACCTTAGGGGCATAATCGATGGATGAACTCGCCGTAAAGCTGGTTAAGCGTGCCGATACGCTGAAAGCCAACCGAAAGGTGCACGAAAGCGTCTGGCGGGAATGCTACGACTACACCTATCCGCTGCGCGGCGCGGGGCTATCCGATGAGGTGCTGGACGCACAGAGCGCGAAATCGAAGGTGGCACGGCTGCTTGACGGCACGGCCACCGACAGCGCCCGCATGCTGGCGTCTGCTCTCATGTCCGGCATGACCCCGGCAAACGCGCAGTGGCTGAACCTCGACAGCGAATCGCTGCCGGATGATGCCGCCGCGTGGTTATCCACCTGCGCAACGCTGGTATGGGAAAACATCCACGCCGCCAACTTCGACGCCGAAGGCTATGAGGCGAATCTTGATGTGGTATGCGCTGGCTGGTTCGCGCTGTACATCGACGAAGACCGCGAAGAGGGCGGATTCTCATTCCAGCAGTGGCCGCTGGCACAGTGCTATGTCACATCCACCCGCCGCGATGGCATCGTGGACACGATTTATCGCCGCTACCAGCTCACCGCAGAGCAGGCGATTAAAGAATTTGGCGCGGATAAGGTAAGCAAGAAGATTCGCGATGCAGCCGCCAAAAAGCCCGATGACAAATTCGACTTCCTGCACTGCATTTTCCCGCGTGAAAACTACGTGGTGAATGCGCGCCTGGCTAAAAACCTGAGCTTTGCATCGTACAACGTGGAAGTGAACGGCAAGCTCATTGTGCGCGAATCCGGTTATCACGAATTCCCCTGCTGCGTACCGCGCTGGATGAAAATACCCGGCACGCCGTACGGCATCGGCCCGGTATATGACGCGCTGCCAGACTGCAAAGAGCTGAACGAAACAAAGCGCATGGAGAAGGCCGCGCAGGATCTGGCGATCGCCGGGATGTGGATTGCCGAAGATGACGGTGTACTCAACCCGCGCACGGTCAAAGTTGGCCCGCGCCGCATCATCGTGGCGAACAGCGTAGACAGCATGAAACCGTTGCTCACCGGCGCCGATTTCAATGTGGCCTTTACCGCAGAAGAACGCCTGCAGGCGTCTATCCGCAAAATCATGATGGCCGACCAGTTGCAGCCGCAGGACGGCCCGGCGATGACCGCCACCGAAGTGCATGTGCGTGTGGCACTGATCCGCCAGTTGCTCGGCCCGGTCTATGGTCGATTCCAGGCTGAATACCTGCAGCCGCTGGTAGAGCGCTGCTTCGGCCTGGCATATCGTGCCGGTGTATTCCCGCCAGCGCCGGATAGTCTGCAAAACGCTAATTTCAACGTGCGCTATATCTCGCCTCTTGCCCGAGCGCAGCAGCTGGAGAACGTCACCGCCATTGAACGCCTTGGCGCGAACGTGGCGAATCTGGCGCAGGTATCACCCGATGTGACCGACCTCGTAGATACCGACGAAGCAACACGCGTTATAGCGGATGCGCTGGGCGTACCGGCGAAAGTCATTCGCTCGTCTGATGCTGTCGAACAGCTTCGCCAGCAGCGCCAGCAGGCGCAGCAGCAACAAGCAGGGCAGGCACTCATGATGCAGGCAGGTAGCGAGGCGGCAACCACAGCAGGGCAGCAGGTGGGCGCAGCGCTGGGCCAACGAGTAGCGGGGGGCTAATGACTACAAAACAAGTATCACCGGCGGACTACAAACGCATTTTCGAGGAAATGCCAGGCGGGCCGCAGGTGCTGGATGAATTAACGCGCCGATTCGGGCGTGCGGCGTACGTCCCCGGCGGTACCGAGGGCGATCGCGAAACCTGTTACCGGGCCGGACAACGTGCCGTGCTCGATTTCATTCTGATGCAAATCAACCGTGCAGATGGAGTAAACGACGATGTGGAAGATTAAACACTTATTCATGAACGCCGAGCAGGGCGCCGAAGCGCCAGCAGGCAGCACAGGGGGCAATGATGGTGGTGCTGAAAATCCGGGCGCTGTTAATCCTGCTGGTAATTCACTACTCAGCACCGGCGCGGGCGAACCGGGCGCGAATGACTGGATACCTGAAAAATACCGCGTTATGGGCGAAGGTGGAAAACTCGACATTGAAGGCTCTGCCCGCAAACTGGCGGATGCTCACACGTCGCTTGAAAAGCGCCTTGGTAGCGTCGGCACGCCGCCAAAAACTGCTGATGACTACGCCCCAGAGGTAAAGGCCGAAGGCTTTAACTGGGAAGAATTCAAAGCTGACCCGCGCATGCAGTCGTTTATGAAATCGGCGCATGGCAAGGGGATCACCAACGACCAGATGAGTTTCATCATCAGCGAGTATGCGCAAATCGCCCCGTCGCTGGTTAACGGTGCGGCGGAACTGGATGCTGAATCCGCTACCACGCAGCTGCGCGAAGTCTGGAAGACTGACGCGGAATTTAACAAGAATATCGGTCTGGCTTTCCGCGCGTTCAATTCCCTGACCGATGAAGGTGACCGCGGTCGCATTGATGAAATCGGCAATAACCCGATGGTGATCCGCATGCTGGCAAAAATCGGTGCGGAAATGCAGGAGGACGCACCAGCGGGAGCCGATAGCAACCCGGCAGAGCAGCAGACTATCCGCGACCTGATGAAGTCCGAAGCGTACATGAATCCAAAGCATGCTGACCATGAACGCGTATCTGCACAGGTGAAAGCGTATTACCAGAAGCGTTACGGCGATCAAACCGTAGCGTGACATGTCACGTCACGTTTGCCCGCTTAAGTGCGGGCTTCGATTGCATCAACGGTGCAACCTAAAAGAACCAGCAAAAAGAATTTACCAGAAATATCCACAACTATCTTATGGCATCTAAATTGATTGTCGATATCTGCATAACTTTCTAAATCTGCAATCATGATGGCTTTTTTGTGAACTTCTAATGCCGGCCCTAATGGTCTCTGATAAATCACCCATGCATCTTTTTTGTGATGCAATGTACCAAGTTTTCTTCCATTCCCATCAAATATAGATGCCTCATCTGGAAAATAAAAAAAAGACTTAACCCCTCTGGCCGCTAGCAATTCAAATAAGCACATACGTTTCCTCCTATTAATTTGGTCGGGATTCCGACCGCGCATCTCGCTAACAATCACCCCACAACCAGCCCGGCGGGGACGCCGGATACCTGATTTTCCCGCAATGTGCCAGCGCCAACCGCATTGTGCTGATTTGGGCCGGGAGACCGATACCCCGCAGGCGATACTTTCTGGAGTGATTATTATGTCATTTGATACCGCTAAGAACATGATCACCGCTGCGTTTATCCAGCAGTTCCATGATTCTTTCGAAATTGCCGCACAGCAGAAGGATTCCCGCCTGCAAGGTGCTGTTTACGACCGCGGCAACATCACCGGTGCGTCGTTCACCATCAACGATATGGGTACCATTGAAATGACCCAGATCACCGAGCGTTTCGGTGATACCGTCTGGGATCTGCCTGATGCCGGCACCCGTAATGCGCTGATGGCTGACTATGGCGTATTCGTGCCGGTAGAAAAGCGCGATCTACGCAAACTGCTGGCTGACCCGCAGGGGCCATATTTGCAGCTGACGCTGGCCGCATCCAACCGCAAAAAAGACGATGTTATCTATCGTGCGCTGCTGGATGACGTTCTGCGCAAAACCTCCAACACTGGCGCGTACGCTCCGGTTGCGCTTCCCGCATCGCAGAAAATCGTCGCCGGCGGTACCGGGATGACCAAAGCGAAGCTGATCGCCGCCAAAGCCATGTTCCGCCGTAACGAGTGTGACGAGCAGAACGGTGAAGAGCTGTACATCACCTATAACGCCGACATGCTGACCCAAATTCTCAGCGACACCACGCTGACCAGCGCCGATTTTATGGCGGTGAAAATGCTGCAGGAAGGCGCAGTGTCTGGTAACTGGCTGGGCTTTAAGTGGCTGGCCTATGAAAAACTGGATTCTGCTGAAGCAGGTGATCCAGCTGTCACCACCAAAACCGCAGTTGCCTGGTGTAAAACCGCTGTGCATTTCGGTACCGGCGAAGAGTACAACGTCGATATCGGCCCGCGCCGCGATAAAAACAACACCATTCAGATTTCCGTCGATGCGTCCTATGGCGCAGGCCGCGCAGCGGAAAACAAAGTAGTCGCCATCGATTTCGTAGCATAAAGCCGCTGGTGCCTTTGCCGGGGGATATCTCCCGGCCTTTTTTCATCTGAGGTAAGGCTATGGCTGACAGTATTTCTATCTGCTCTAACGCACTGCTGGCGCTCGGTGCTCACCCGATTAACAGTTTCGACGAAAACACCGATCACGCCCGTCTGTGCTCAAACCTTTATCCCACTGTACGCAATAAGCTGCTGCGCGCGCATCCGTGGAACTGCGTTGTAAAACGTGTGGTTCTCTCTCCTGTCAGTACAGCACCGGTATTCGGTTTCCGCTTTCAGTTCGCGCTACCCGGTGATCTTCTTCGCGTCTTGTCCGTTGGGGAACCTTGCGACGATATTCCGTACCGCGTCGAAGGCAACCGGCTACTGGCGAACGTGCAGGTACTGAAGCTGCGTTATGTGTTCCGCAACGAAGACGAATCCACCTGGGATGCCGCGCTCGTTAATGTGGCAGAAATGATGATGCAGGCAAAGCTGGCCTATGCCGTCACTGGCTCTACCAGTCTGCGCGACAGTCTCGCCAAGGAATCGCTGGTACTGCTGAAGCAGGCAAAGGCCGTGGACGGTCAGGAAGACCCACCGGAAGAGCTTGGCGGCTACCCAACGTACGAATCGAGGTTCTGAAATGCGCGCCAATCTGATTAAAACAAACTTTACCGCCGGCGAAATCTCCCCGCGTCTTATGGGGCGCGTTGATATCGATCGCTATGCGAATGGCGCGAAGACGCTGGAAAATAGTGTGGTCGTGGTACAGGGCGGGGTAATGCGCCGCCCCGGCTCGCAGTTCGTAGCGGCCGCAAAATACGGCGACAAAAAATCCCGCCTCATTCCGTACGTTTTCAACCGCACGCAGGCTTACATTCTGGAGTTTGGCGACGGTTATCTGCGAATTTACCAGGACGGTAAGCAGCTGGTGAACGAAGACAACACGCCGTACGAAATCGCCAGCCCGTACACCTCTGACATGTTGCCATCGGTAAATTACGTTCAGGGCGCTGATACCATGTTTCTGGTGCATCAGGCCGTTAAACCGTACCGCCTGCAGCGACGCGGGCAAACCGATTGGGTACTTGAACCAGCGCCGTTTATCGTTGAACCCTTCGACGAAGTGCGCGACACGCCGCAGAAATGGTGCAAGCCATCGGTAAAAGAATTCGTCGGCTCGGAAATAACGCTGACCCTGAGCGATGACGAACCGCCAGAAGGTAGCGAAGACCCACCGCCGTTTACTGGTGATGGTTGGGTGCCTGAAGATGTGGGCTCGTACGTCAGGATTAACAGCGGTCTGGTGCTGATTAAGAGCGTGACCAGTGCGCAGGTTGCCGTCGGTACCATTCGCACCGATTTAAGCGCAACGCAGGCAGCATCACCGGGCGCCTGGACTCGCGAGGATTCCGTCTGGACGGATGAATTTGGATACCCGGGTGCAGTAACGCTTTACCAGCAGCGGCTGGTTCTGGCTGGTTCGCCGCAGTATCCGCAAACAATCTGGTGGAGCGAATCGGGCGTATACCTCTCTTTTGAGCTGGGAACCGATGACGACGACGCGATCAGCTTTACGCTGTCCTCTGACCAGCTTAACCCGATTGTGCACCTCGCGCAGATGAATACGCTAATTGCGCTGACGTACGGCGGCGAGTTTACCATTACCGCCGGCAACGATGCGGCGATTACGCCTACCAATATTTCGGTAAAAAATCCCAGCCCGTACGGGTGCAATGGGATCCGCCCGGTGCGCGTCGGTACCGAAATTATGTTCGTCCAGCGTTCTGGCCGTAAGCTCTACGCTGTCGCCTATGACCCCGACAGCTATGTAGCCTACTCGGCCAACGATATGACCGTACTGGCGGAACACATCACAGAAGGCGGCGTGATCGATATGGCGTATCAGCAGCAACCTGATGCGTTTACCTGGCTGGTTCGCAATGATGGCGTAATGGTGACGATGGCTATCGACCGGGCGCAGAACGTTGTCGCGTGGTCACGACAGATCACCAGTGGTGCGTTTGAGTCCGTAGCGACTATTCCCTCAGCGACTGACGATGTGGTGTACGCCATTGTGCGCCGTACGGTCAACGGCCAGACCGTTCGCTATGTCGAAATGTTCAGTAACGCCTTGTACACCGATGCAGCTGTGACGGGCTCCAGCGACGCCGGCGCAACGACATGGGGCGGACTGTCGCACCTCGAAGGCGAGACCGTCGATATTGTTGCAGACGGTTCTGTGATGCCGCAGGCGGTCGTATCATCCGGCCAAATCACGCTATCACGTAAAGCCTACAAAGTAGAAATCGGCCTGCACTTCGAAACGACCATTACCACTCTGACGCCTGAAGTCGCTACATCAGAAGGTACCACGCAGAATACCCGCAAACGCACCAGTGAAGTCACTATGCGTTTCCTCGAAACCACTGGCGCCGAGTGCAACGGCCAGGTGATCCCGTTCCGCACGTTCGGGCCAAAAATCCTCAACCAGCCGGCGCCGTTATTCACCGGCGATCACTACTGGGGAAAATTAGGCTGGGATCGCGGAGAAGACACGCTGACAATTCAGCAGCGCCAGCCGCTGCCGTTCCACCTTCTCGCCATTGTCATCGTCTTTACCAGCAACGGGGGCTAATGATGATTCGTAACGCCACAGCCGGGGATATTCCGGCGCTTATCGAGCTGGGAACCCGGATGTATCTCGAGTCCCGTTACTCGCAAAACTCGCCGTTTGATGCAGATAAATGCGCAGAACTGGCGCAGAGCCTGATTTATTCGCCGTCTGGCTGTGTACTGGTTGCTGAAAAAGACGGGCATGTTATCGGCTGGCTTGGCGGCGGTATTGCCGAGCAATTTTTCTCCCGCCAGTTGATGGCTTTCGAATATGGCTTATTTGTCACGCCAGAACATCGAGGCGGCAAAGCCGGGCCGCGACTGGCACGCGCCTTTATCGACTGGTCAAAAGAGCACGGCGCCGCCGTTATCAACATGGGGATCACCACTGGGGTGCACGCAGAACGCACCGGCCAGTTGTATTCGCGTCTTGGCCTGCAGCAAACAGGCCTGCTTTATTCGATGGAGGTTTAACGATGTGCACTGGCGTAGAAATCGCTGTAATAGCGTCCTCAGTGCTGGCCGCCGGCGGCGCAGCGTATAGCGGGCAGCAACAGAAAAAAATGGCGAACTATCAGGCCGCCCAGGCGGAAGCCGATGCAGAGGCGAGCCAGAAAGCCGCAAGGGTGGAAGCCGACCGTATCCGTAAAGCCGGGCGTGAACAGGCCGCAGCGGCTAACGCTTCGCTGGCGGCGTCTGGCGTTGAAACCGGCGAAGGTACCGCGCTGCGCATTACCTCGGGCATTACCGAAGACGCAGAGCAGGACGCTTACCAGACGATCCTTAATGGCGTGAATTCGTCTAACCGTCTGCAATCGCAGGCGCAGGCTGACCGCATCAGTGGAAATAATGCAGCAACTGCCGGTTATATCAACGCTGGCAGCTCTTTATTGTCGGGCGGTGCCAAAGCGTATAACGGCTGGAAAACAAAGCAGGGGGCTTAAGTGAGAATACCAACTGGAAATTTCGGTAATGTAACGCCGCAGGTGCAGCAAAACCGGGTAGCAGTTAGCAACGTTGGTGCCGTTGGAAATGCCATTTCTGGTGCAGGTGTGGCATTAGGCGAAGCTGCCGAACTGGAACAGCGCCGACAGGATAAAGCCGACGTAGCGGCAACGCAGGCAATCCTGACCGATCTGGAAGCTAGATCTAATGACCGCTGGGAAAACCCGGAGACGGGCGCCACGGTTACGCGTCAGGGCTTTAAATCGTCCGGTGTGGTCGCCGATATGGATAAGGCCGACGCTGGCGATTACGAGGAAGCGCGCAAGCGCGTGCCGCCCAGCCAGTTAAACTATTTTGATGCACAGTGGAAAGCGGGGCAGGTACGCCGGACAAGCACCTATAGCGGTTTCGAACGAGCACAGACTGAGGAAGCCCAGCGCCAGCAGCTTAATGCGACGGTGACCTCTTCAGTTGAACAGGAGGCCAGCGCCTACGATAATCCGATGCAGGCGGGGCTAATACGTAGCGCCCGTAAACACTCGATCGAGATGTATGGCCAGGCTCGCGGCTGGTCGCAGGAACGCATCGACGGAGCGGTCTCCGAAGCGAATCAAAAAGCGCTGGAGCAGCGCGCGCAGAACTACGCGGTAACCAATCCCACCGGCTGGCTTAATGGCGATTTTACGCTGGTCAATAGTAGCACCGGTGAACTTGATATGCGCGCCGTTGGCCTGGTGGAATCTGGCGGCAAACACCGCAATGCAGACGGTAGCCTTGTTACATCCCCCGCGGGCGCGCAGGGTGAATTTCAGTTGATGCCGGACACCGGGAAAGAGCTGGCGTCTAAACGTGGCGTAGAGTACAACCCGGACGACCCTGTGCAGCATGCGCAACTGGCGCGCGATTATGCCGGGCAGCTCAGTAAAAAATATCAGTCTGAGACGTTGGCCGGTGCTGCATATAACTGGGGTATGGGGAACGTCGATAAGCTGATCGCTAAAGTCGGCGACCCGCGCAAAGGCGAAATCTCAATGGCGGATTTCGTTAAGCAGCTGCCAGCCGAAACGCGTGGTTGGCTTTCCCGCTACAACAAAAACAAAACCGGTCTCGACCCGGTAGCAGTAAACAAAATCGACAATATCGCCGAATCGCAGATTCGCCAGCAGCGTACGGCACTGCGCCAGCAGATTGACCCGATTCTCAATAATACGATGGCGCAGCTGTACAACGGCGAGGTGCCAGATGCTATGCCTAATGCCTCCACCATTTTGTTTGCGTACGGTGAGCAGGGGCAGACAGCAGTCAAGCAACTGGATATCGCGATCGATACCGCCAGAACCTTCCAGGCTATCCAGTACGTCACCCCGGCAGAACAGCAGGCCGAACTAGCGAAAGTGAAGCCGCAGGCAAACGACCCGGATTATGCGCTGAAACTCGATGCGTATGGCAAACTTAGCGCGCTGGTGCAGAAGAGCAACGCCAATATTCAGGCGCAGCGTGATTCCGCCCGTTTTAATGATGCGCTGATCTCCGGCGAGAAACTCGACCCGAGCAACAAATCCATGCAGAAGGCGGCGGACAATACGCCATCGGCGCTTAACTTCCGCATTAACGACGCCACCACTCACGACGCTATCGTGCAGCAGGTTAACCAGACGGGCATTATTCCATCGCAAGTTACATCACAACTGAATGCGATTGCCCGTTCCAGCAGTCCCGACGTAGTGAAGCAGGGCTCGACCTTATTTAACGCTCTGTACGATACTGATCCTGCCTCAGTGGGCGATATGCCAAAGGATATGCAAAGCTTTTACCTGACCGTTAAACAGCTTACTGATTCCGGTATGGCGTCAGACGAAGCGGTGAAACAGGCGCAGAACGTTACCTATAACCAGACTGACGCCCTGAAATCGCAATTGTCTTCTACGCAGAGCACGAAGGAATACAAAAAAGAACGTGCCAGCGCGATGGATTCCGCAGTCAGCAGCATGAAACCGTGGTACAGCTTTGGTGGTCCTGCAGCAGATGACCAGAATCTTAACGCCGTCAATTTCCGTAACGACTACCAGTCACTTTATGACATCAATTATCGCAACTCGGGTGGTAATGCCGATGTTGCCAAAAAGATGACCAATACCCAGATCGCCCGTACCTGGAGCCTTAGCGATGTAAATGGCAGCACCCAGTTTATGAAATACGCGCCTGAAGCGCTTTATAACTACGGGCCATCTGGTTGGCAGGCTGCGCAGTGGAAAGAAGAGAAAGAGCGCCTGGCCTACGGTGAACGTGGAGAAAAAATTGAAACCAGCCCGACTCAACTGGGAATTACATCAGGTTCAGCGCCTGTTATTACATCAAATACCCCGGAATCGCGAATTGGTGGTGAACTGGAAATCACCCCTGACGTTTTAACCACGCATAACGGTGATTACGCCATTATGGTGCGCATGAAAGATAAAGATGGAATAGAGAGCGTACAGCCTTATTACGATAAATTTGGTCGCCCTATGCGCTGGAAACCATCGCTGGAAGACTGGGAACCGTATAAAAAAATGCAGCAGGAGCGGGAGCAGCAAGGCGAAGAGGAAATATCACGCGGGAAAGATATACGCGGATTTAAGGAGAAGCATCGCGCACTCGATGAACAATATCAGCGTTTGCACGATGACCGTATGAACCGGGTTAAAAACTACTTTTCATGGAGCAATGAATAATGCCTATTTATCCGCAATCTGATGTTCCGCCGAGTGTAATGGATAATGCTCTTCAGGCACCGACTGGCTTTGATGTATCTCTGCCTGAAGGAACTAACCCGGAACCACAGAAGCCACAGCCATCGGTATGGGGGGCTGCATTTCGTCAGAATAACTCACTTGTTGGGATGGTACGTATACCAAAACAATTTGAACCAGTAGACGGATATAACCCTTATGCAGATAAAAACGAGTTACAGGGGTACGAACAGTGGGGTACTGACTTTGCGGATTCACAATCACCGGAGCAGACTGCATGGATTAAAAACCAGATCGATGAAGAAAATGAAGATAAGCGCGTTACTGCTGAGGCAGGATGGGGCGGAACTTTAGCTAATATTGCCTCTGGCATGCTTGACCCTGTCACAGTAGCATCAATGTTTATTCCCGGTGCGCAGGGAAGCCTGGCGGTTCGTATAGGTTCTCAGGTTGCTATTGGCGCCGCTGGTACCGCGCTTAGCGAGGTTGCGCTCAATAATCAACAGTACACCAGAACAGCCAGGGAGAGCGCCGCACACATTGCCGCTGGCGCACTTCTCAGCGGTGTATTTGCCACTGCTGGCGCTATGATCACACCGTCGGTTAGGAATGCGGCTACCCGTGAAGTGGCGGAGGCGCTCGATAATATGAACGCCTCGCCAACGATTAACAACGCAGCCGATGCCCTGGCTGATACCTTACCGAACGGTGGCAGCGTCGGTGCTATGCGTATTCGCGAAGCGACACTGGAAGATCTCACGCCAGTGTCTGGCGGTCCGCTCGGCAAGCTGGCTAAAAAAGCCGGTAGCTATCTGACGCCGATCACCCGCCTGATGGAATCCCCATCAAAAGAAGCGCGCCGGACAGCGCTGGAACTGGCAGAGAATAACTTCACGCTGGAAGGCAACCTGCGCGGTATTGAAACGCCAGTTGCAGCTGAGACGCGCGTACGTGGCTGGCGCCGCGAAGAGGCGGCCGTCGTTACTGCGAATAAGCAGGCATACACCCAGTACAAAGCTGAAGGCGGCGATATGGGTTATACGGCCTTCCGTGAACAGGTTGGCGAGGCGCTGCGCAACGGCGACGTGCACGTTAATGCGAAAGTGCAGGAAGCGGCACAGGCAATGCGCACAGTCATTAACCGCGTGAAGACGGCACAGCAGGAACTGGGCTTGCTTCCGCCGGATGCCGAACTGAAAGCGATGGGACAGACCAGCTATTTCCCACGCGTGTACAAGGTAGGGAAAATCGTTAGCGAGCGCGATAAATTCCGCAACATGCTGGTTGACTGGTGGTCACGCGGTGAGAAAACCATGTCCCGCGAAGATGCCGAAATCGCCGCCGATACCACTATCAACCGTATCGTTGGGGCCAAAATTCTGCAGGAGTTCGCCAACGTCTTTATGGTGAAAGCGCCGGGCAGCACTAAATCGCGTACGTTGAGCGTTCCCGATCGCCTGATGAAAGATTATCTGGAGAGCGACGCTAACTACGTCCTGCAGCGTCATATCCGCGAAGCCTCGGCAGAAATCGAATTAACCCGCACCTTTGGCAACAAGTCGCTGGATTCGCAGCTCGCCGCCATCCAGGACGAGTACGACGCGCTAATGCGTTTACGCCCGGCGGAACAGGAAAAGCTGGCGAAAGCACGTGAAGCCGACCTGCGCGATATTCTGGCGCTTCGCGATCGCCTCGTCGGTACCTACGGTATGCCGGATGACCCATCATCATTTTTCGTCCGCGCCGGTGCTTTCCTGCGTAGCGCCAACTTTGTAACGAAACTCGGCGGCATGACGGTATCTGCTATCCCGGATCTGGCGCGTGGCATGATGGTTAACGGCTTCAGCAATACCATGCGTGGATATGGCGCGCTGATCACCCGCTCGCCGGCTTACCTCGCCAGCCGGGCGGAGCAGAAGAAAATGGCCGTGGGGCTTGAAACCATACTGCATACCCGCGCGCGTACGATGGGCGATCTAGTCGATAGCTCTTCGCGTACGACAGCTGCAGAAGCTGGCATGGAACGTATTACTGATGTGTTCGGAAAGTTGACCATGATGGGCCACTTTGACGATATGAACAAATCGGTGAATGGCATGATCACGTCCGACGGTATTCTGTCCGGCGTGTTCCCTGCGAAGCGCCTGGCAAAACTCGGCATCAACGAGAAGATGGCCGAACGCATCCAGCGAGAATTTCAGAAGTACGGCGAAGTTATTCAGGGCTGGCATATCGGCAATTTCGAAAAATGGGATGACCAGTACGCCGCCGGCCTGCTGCAATCTGCTGTGCTGAAGGATGTAAACAATACCGTTATCACACCGGGGATCGGTGATACGCCGCTGTGGGCCAGTACCCCGCTGGGGAAAACCGTATTCCAGTTTAAGTCTTTTGCTACGGCATCCTATAACCGCGCAACGTTGGGCGGCCTGCAGGAAGGTACCGCGCAATTCTATTACGGTACTGCCTTCCAGATTGGTCTTGGTTCTTTGACCTACGCACTCAAGCAGGCGGCTAACGGTCGGGAGGTTGATTTGACGCCGCAAAAGATGGTACTCGAGGGCATCGACCGTTCTGGTATCCTCGGCCCGCTGATGGAGTATAACAACATGGCGGAAAAGGCAACTGGTGGGATGATAGGGCTTGGGCCATTGCTCGGCACCGGTACGCAGTCCCGTTACGCCAGCCGTGGCTTTATCGGTTCTGCTCTGGGGCCAACCTTTGGCCTGCTGGATACCGTTACCGATGTAACCGCAGGCGTGCTCAATGGCGACGCCGGCGACCGTGTGCTGCATAGCGTGCGTACGCTGTTACCAGGTAATAATCTGTTCTGGATTGCGCCGCTGATTAACCAGGTAGACCCCGGTATGCGATAGCTATTTCGATTTACATGATTCTGGAGAAACCCCAAACCCAAATATGAGGGTTTTTCCTGAATCACTGTAGTAATTGAGCATTATTGTCTTATGTTCTTTCCGTGCTTCGTAGAATAGCCTCTCCTGTGATGACATAGGGTAAATACCATCATGTGTACAATATAATTTTTTTAGGTCTTCTTTTGTCGAATTTATAGCTGCTTCCGAGGAGAGTTTTATAAAATCCTTTGTGTAAACGTTATTGCCGTAACTGTATACAGTTTTACTTCCTTCCGCATAATTTTTATTAGATTCGCTTAGGTCTGCATTCTCTTTGTAGGAACGTAGGTTTAATACCGACACATTTAGTACAATTTTTTTACCGTTATCGATACCGCTAATGACCTTGTAGTCTGTGTACGGGTTAGTAATTTGTATTCCTGGGCCTGATATTGGGACGATATATCCTGAATCCTTAATTAAATCTGTGGAGGAAAAGGCAATAAAGGGAAAAATTAGCAATAATGGGATGAGTTTTTTCATTCTAATGTTCCTTGTGATAGTCAGGATTCCGACCTTTGAAAGAATACATCATAGCCCTATGGATAACCACGGGGCTTTTTTATGCATTCAGATTACAAAACTCGCCTTACTGCTCTTAGCGATAAGCTCACCGATGTAGTTCTGGAAGAAGCCGATCCGGACAACTGGCCGGGGGCAGGGAAGGAAATCACAAAGCATACCAAACAGGAACGCGGCGATCGGTACTGGCATAAGAAGAATGCGGCCGCATCGCTAACCCTGCTGGTAAAAGTCCATTCACTTATTGGTATGCATACTCGCGGAGGCACGCCGAAACCCGGTGGAGAAGATCCGGACGATGAAGCATTCCGACTGGGGCAACAGGTCTCTGCGGCTGAACGTGCAGCACAAGAAGTTATCGAACGCATACAACAGCGTAAAAAATGATTTCATTCGTCGCCTTTTTCATCATATGGGCGGAGCGGATGGGGTGGGAGGTTCCCGACTGCCATTACCGAGCCTGCCACTGGCTGGAGCATCGCGGAGATCTCGCGGTGCTTCGCTGTTTCCGTGGCTTCGGTAAATCCACCATTCTGGCGGTATATAACGCATGGCGATATTACCAGAACCGCCAGTATCGCATCCTTCACCAGTCTGAGGCCGATGGCACTGCGTACAAAACTAGCCGTGATACGCAGAACGTATTACGCAACCATCCACTGACTAAAGGCATGCTGCCGGATGGACAGGGCACTGTTGAGCAGTGGTGGGTTAACGGCTCTCTGGATATGCGTAACGGCAGCATGTACGCAAAGGGGATCCTCTCTAACGTTACATCTGCCCGCGCCGATGAATGCCAGAACGATGACGTAGAAGTGCCCCGCAATATCCAGACGCCGGAGGCGCGGGAAAAACTGCGTTATCGGCTAGGTGAGCAGACACACATTCTTGTACCCGGTGGGCGAAAGCTCTTTATCGGTACACCGCATACCCACGATAGCCTTTACGATGAGGTTGAATCTATGGGCGCTGATTGTCTGACCATTAAACTATTCGGTAAGGAATTTCGTATCGAGGAAAAACAGGCCACAGCGAGCCGTTACTCTTTACCGTTCCGGCCGGAATATGTTTTTGTCGGTATTCACATTGGCGCGCGACTGCTCGTTGAAGGCGTTGATTATCGTCTTACCGATGATGGTATCGAGTTTGCCGAGGCTCCTGGTACCACGGTTGACTGTTACGCCGATTGTGAATGGCCGGAAAGGTTCACCCCGGAGGAAATGACAAAGCGCCGTCGTGAGACTCGCACAATCAACGAATGGGATAGCCAGTACCAGCTGCATAGTAAACCGGTTGGTGAGGTTCGCCTCGATCCCGACCGTATCCGCGAGTATAACGTCCAACCTGAAATTCGCTATGCGAACCGTTCCTGCTCGATGTGGCTGGGCCAGACGCAAATTGTTGGTGCCGTCGCCTGGTGGGATGTGGCCACCGGCAAAGTTAAGGCTGACGCCTCGGCATTTTCCCTTATTTTCACCGACGCCCGCGGGCATCTTTACTGGCATGTTTGCCAGGGCTTAACTGGCGAGCTGGCAGAGTTTGGCGACAATGACAAAATCACCGGCGGTCAGGTGATGCAGATTAAAGAGCTGGTGCTGAAGTACCAGATCCCGCTGGTCTGCGTAGAAGTAAACGGCCCAGGCAGTTTCGCCGGGAAGTTGCTTATTCAGGCGCTGAAGGGTACCGGCTGCGGCGTGCGGGAAGAATTCAGCGTCACTAACAAACAAAAGCGCATCCTCGATGCATTCGAAGCGCCGCTGTCGTCCCGGTTCCTTTGGGCGCATACCGACGTTCTCGACGGCCCAATGTACGACCAGATGCGGGATTTCAACCCGGCGTTAACAAACCAGCCAGACGACTTTATCGATTCGGGATCCGGTGCGATCAGCGCTACGCCTGTACGTATCGGGAAATTAGTCGGGATTCCGACCGCGCAGGCGAGGGAGCATTGGCAGCCATACGATGGCGACATTTCGGTCGCTGTAGATTACTAGCCGCCGGAGCTTCCCCTATGTCGGTACCTAACCAAATCCCTTACAACATCTATACGGCCAACGGACAGACAACCGTATTTACTTACGAATTCTACATCATCAGCGCCAGTGATTTAGAAGTAAGTATCAATGGTTCCGTTGTTACCAGCGGCTATACCGTATCCGGCGTTGGTAACAAAGACGGCGGAGATATTACGTTTCTGACGCCGCCGGCGAATGGTGCGGTTGTCATGCTCGAACGTGTGGTACCGACATACCGGCTTACTGATTACCAGGATAACGGCGACCTCCTGGCGGATACCGTCAATAAGGATTTCGACCGTATCTGGATGGCTATCCAGCGTGCGTTTATTGATCTCGGGTTTGCTCTTACCCGTCCTTTTTTTGGGGGGCCATTCAACGCCAAAGGCTACCGAATCGAAAACCTTGCTGACCCTGTCAATGACCAGGATGCAGCAACAAAAAAATATGTAAGTCAGACTGTAAAAACGAATCTTAACAGAGTGCTGAGAGTTCCTGAGCAGATGGTAGGGGTGGTTCCCCCAGTAGCAGTTCGCGAGCAGATGCTATTAGGTTTTAATAGTTTTGGGGATCCTGTTGCTATCGCAGGTCAGACGCAGACTGCCGATCTCGCTTTAAAATTAGCAGCGTATTTTGGTACGTCTTTAATTGGCATGCCGTTATCAGGCAACCTGTTTGATCTTGTTAAAAACATGGTTACACCAGCTATGTTTCACGCAAAAGCAGGAAATACCGATAACGGCGGCCTTAGCTTTTCCCATGATAATTCTCTGTGCTTCCAGAAAATGTTTAATGCTGTGCGCGACAACGGCGGTGGGCTGGTCATCATTGATGATGAATACTGTGTCGATTTTTGTCTTTTCCCTCATTCGAATACGACAGTGATGTTTGTGGGCGGCGGCTCCATGGAGTTTATCAATCCTCGTTCCGCGACTACAGGCCGTGGTGGTTTTATCGTTGGAAGCAGCCGGGAGTTTAACTTTGATTTGGCATGGAGTTTGTTCCAGTCTGGTGCATATCCTGGCTCAATAGTTAATGAAGCGTTCACAGATCCCGTGCAAAAACAGTACATTCGCGATAATCAGCAGTTCGTTCAGGCTGAACGTGTGAATTTCATAAACCCGGTAATAAAAGCATACTATACCGATCCAACATACTGGGGAGGGTTTGCTATTAACTGCGTGAATGCGCAACACGTCAGAATACTGAACCCTGTGTTCAATGGATGGACTGAAGGTGTCAATGTGGGCTCCGACGTCCCGCCGAATACACCTTCGTGTTATGACGTGAAAATTCATAATATGCGAGTCATTAAAGCCGATCTCGTTAGAACTTATTACGCTGGCTTTTTCTTTGCAAACTCGACAAATTGTGAAATATCAGATGGCTCTCTTGAAACACCACTGACTGCGGGCACCAGAAACGGTAGTTTTGGGGCACTTAATTTCACAGAAGACTGCGTTATAAGAGATATTAACGTCCCAAACCTTGGGCGGACGGTTTCCTCCGAAGGTATTTTAATCAACAACTCCAAAGGTTGTTTGGTTAAAAACATAAAAATGGGTAATGCTAAATCGGCCGTCAGTACATTTTATGTCGATGCAACAACGAATGATGCAAATAACCCAAACTTTATAGATGGGGTTGAGGCGAACAATTGCGATCAAGCGCTGGGCGTAACTGGTAAGTATGCGGTGTTTTCTAACATCAAAGCGACCAACTGCCTACAAGAGTTGTTTTTCAGAAATGCTAATGCAACGGGAAACCGGTTTAAGAGCAAGCCGGATTCAATAACTATAAGCGAGGCCAGTGCAAACATTAAATACTGGTATCTGATCAATAATACGATTGGTGGGTGGCGTCGTAAATTTACGTGGTTGCGCCCATTGGATATACTGCGAACGCCGTTCACTTCTCTTTCATCATGGAATTCTAATAATTCTGTGAAATTTAACAACGGTGCTACTGCAACTTTTTTATATAAGATCCCTGAAGGTGCTATCGCTGTTTCAGGATTTACAGCATACGGTGATTTTAGTGTGGGAGCTGCGGCAGCGGCTACGGATTCGGTATGTACGATTGATGTAATTTCAATGTCTGCTGTGGACGGGAATGGAACAGACCCTATAGTACTTTTATCGGCATCGGTTTCTGCCCGTGCAAACGGGGACGGTATCTGGTCAGTCTCCGCAGATGTTCAATCATCTTCGCCAGGATATTTACCCGTAGAGGGGGCTAGCTCAGGCGTTGATAACACGATGTACCTGCGAGTTACATACTCGAACGGTGTGGCAAATAATACCCTTAAAGAAATAGGGTTAAGAATGTACGGGAACTAAAATATGAATGGCACAGAAACTAAGCAGGTTGATTATCTGTATCGTGGGATAATTGATTACTTTAGCAATATATCAGGTCTGGATATTACGACCGAGCAGATCAAACTACGAGACAAGTTTATTACCGAAAGTGCGATAGTGTGTGATGATTCTTTGGATGCACAGGTGATTAGCCTGCAAGATGAATTCATCGCCGCCGGTGGAAATCCTGAGCAAGAAAAGCTAGTGATCGAAAAAGCACTTAAATTACTAAGCCTGTAAGAAGTTAGTCAGGATTCCGACCAATACTAAGCCTTACCCTCGCATCACTACATACAGTGATCCCCGTGGGGGTAAGGCATGCGAATGAAGAATTTGCCGGATATAGCGGCGGGAACGTCGTATATAACATCCACCGTGAGCGGCGGCTACTGGTTGCTGCAACTTCTCGATAAGGTCAGCCCCAGTCAATGGGCGGCAATCGGCGTACTGGCCAGTATTGTTTTTGGGTTACTTACCTACCTCACCAATCTGTATTTCAAAATCAAAGACGACCGGCGGAAGGCGCGAGAATATGAGCAACAAAGCTAAATTCAGCACCGCTATGCTGGTGCTTCTGGCCGCTGGTGCGTCAGCGCCGGTACTGTTCGATCAGTTTATTGGTGAACGCGAAGGTAACACGCTAACGGCGGTTATCGATCCCGGTGGGGTTTGGTCAATATGCCGGGGGGTAACGCGCATCGATGGCCACCCGGTGGTGAAGGGGATGAAGTTAACGCAGCGCCAGTGTGACCATTACAACGCAATCGAACGTGACAAGGCGCTGGCGTGGGTACAAAAGAATGTTCACGTTCCACTAACTGAGCCGCAGAAAGTCGGCATTGCCAGCTTTTGCCCGTACAACATCGGGCCGGGTAAGTGTTTTCCTTCGACGTTTTATCGCAAGCTGAATGCCGGCGACCGCAAAGGGGCATGCGCGGAGATCCGGCGCTGGATATTCGACGGCGGCAGGGATTGCCGGTTAACGAAAGGGCAGGCCAACGGCTGTTACGGGCAGGTTGACCGACGCGATCAGGAAAGTGCGCTGACGTGCTGGGGGATTTACGAATGAATGGCAAAGCGAAATTGCTTATAGCGGGGGTAACGCTGGCGCTGGTCGCCGGTGTTTTCTACTCGGGATATCTGAAAGGCTGGTACGCACATTCGGAGCACGTTAATAGCCAGGCAAAGACGTGGGAAAAGAAGCAGGGAAAAGCGGTAGCGGCTGGCGAACAGAAGGCGGCGACAGCGAACGCTGAAGCCAAAGTGATTTACCGTACTGTTTATCGTGATGTGGTGAAATATGTCAACGACCCGAATCATACTAAGTGCCAGTTTGATCCTGCTGCTGTGCAGTTGCGCCAACGAGCAATCGACGCGGCCAACAATATCCCCGGATTTGATGAACCAGCCGTGCAGGATAAGTAACGCCGGCGGTGATAGCGATTCTGATTTAATTGCGGATACACAGACGGCGGAGTGCGTGCGGGAGCTAAGAACAAACCTTTATCGTTGGCAATCCTGGTACCGTGCAACTGAATAGAAAAATGAGTACATAAGTTAGTACATTGTTGGCTGCTTTGTTTTTAAATGCACATTAAAATCAGTTAATTACTGGATAATGTTAGTAGTCGTGGAATAAAAATCCAGGCTGATTGGCGCTGTCTTGCATAATCGATTCGTTATCCATGGTGTAAGGCATTCCGTATGGTAAACGATTTGTAGAGTCATCAGAAGGGTAACGGTCAGATGCATCTACTGTCATGTCATATTTTCTTGCAATTTAGCCCTGATCTCTCAGGCGAACTTCCGTAAAAAGGACGGCGAATCTGTAAATCTTGAGGATATGCCGTTGAAAGGCCGTTTTTTATTTGCTGTAACTTTGCTCGCTTCGAGCGTTTCCTGCGCATTTGCTGCCGCTGATTTGCCCGTCACCGTGACGCCGCCATCGATCCAGGCCGGTTCCTGGGTGCTGATGGACTACACCACCGGTCAAATCCTGACCGCCGGTAATGAACACCAACAGCGTAACCCCGCCAGCCTGACCAAACTGATGACCGGTTACGTTGTCGACCGCGCCATCGACAGCCATCGCATTACCTTTGATGATATGGTCACCGTCGGTAAGGATGCCTGGGCCAAGGGCAATCCGGTGTTTAACGGTTCTTCGCTGATGTTCCTTAAAGCGGGCGATCGGGTTAGCGTTCGCGATCTTAGCCGCGGGCTGATCGTCGATTCCGGTAATGACGCCTGCGTCGCGCTCGCTGACTATGTCGCCGGCGGCCAACCGCAATTTGTCGCGTTGATGAATAGCTACGTTGAAAAATTGCATTTGAAAGACACCCATTTTGAAACCGTCCACGGACTCGACGCGCCTGGCCAGCATAGCTCCGCCTATGATTTAGCGGTGTTGTCGCGGGCGATTATTCACGGCGAGCCGGATGTCTATCACATGTATAGCGAAAAAAGCCTGACGTGGAATGGTATCACCCAGCAGAACCGTAACGGTTTGCTGTGGGACAAAACCATGAATGTCGATGGCCTGAAAACCGGCCATACCTCAGGAGCGGGCTTCAATCTTATTGCCTCGGCGGTCGATGGCCAGCGCCGTTTGATTGCCGTGGTGATGGGGGCCGATAGTCCAAAAGGGCGAGAAGAGCAGGCGGCTAAGCTGCTGCACTGGGGTCAACAGAACTTTGACACCGTTCAGGTGCTGCAAAAAGGTAAGCAGGTTGGCGTCGAACATATCTGGTATGGCGACAAAGAGCAGATTAAGCTCGGCACCGATCAGGACTTCTGGCTCGCGATCCCGAAATCAGAAGTTCCACGTATCAAAGCAAAATACGTGCTGGATACCAAGGATCTGGAAGCGCCGATCGCCGCTAACCAACGCGTGGGCGAAATCTCGCTTTACGATGGCGACAAAGTGGTCGGGCATTGGCCGCTGGTGACCCTGGAAAGCGTCGGCAAGGGTGGGATGTTTTCCCGTCTGAGCGATTATCTGCATCACGGCATTTAA